CCATGGACAGTACATCCTGAAAGAGACCAACCATGGAGAGATCAACAAGATGCTGACTTAGGTCCTAGAATGGCCGGTCAAGAATGTGACTGTGATTTCCTTGCATCTGGTGATACGGTGTTTGAACCTGATGATATGTCTTATTACGAACAGACATATGAAAAAGATCCTTTAGAAAGAAGAGGTATAGATGGTAACTTATGGATATGGGAAGGTGTAGACTACTTAAAGTCGTACATGGTAGTAGCTGATGTAGCGAGAGGAGATTCTTCTGACTATTCAGCAGCACATGTTTTTGATATAGAGTCCTGCACTCAGGTTGCTGAGTATAAAGGTAAACTATCACCTAAAGATTTTGGTAACTTTCTTACAGGATTAGCATCTGAATATAATGAAGCATTACTAGTAGTAGAAAATGCAAATATCGGTTGGGCAACAATAGAGCAGGTAATGGAGAGAGAATACCGTAACCTTTATTATAGTTCCACTTCTAATATGGAATCAGTAGAATCGTACATGCATAAGTATGAGAGAGATAAACTTGTACCAGGTTTTACTATGTCTATGAGAACTCGTCCATTAGTAATAGCTAAGATGATTGAGTATATAAGAGAACACTCAGTTACTATTCAATCAAAAAGATTAATGCAAGAGATGCGAGTTTTTGTGTGGAAAAATGGAAAACCACAAGCACAAGATAGATATAATGATGATTTAATCATTTCATGTGCAACTGCTTTATATGTAAGAGATACTGCGTTGAAACTACGTCAACAAGGTATAGATCTAGCTAGAGCTCAACTATCTTCTTTTAACAATCTCAATGCTCAAAATCAAGTAGTTATGAAAAACGTTGGTAACATGAGAGAAAATCCTTATCTTACTAAGACAGCCTATGGTGAAGAAGACATCAGATGGTTGTTAAAATAGATCTATTTATAAACAAATATATACCGTAATGGCGGACACTTCACTTTTTGGTAGATTACGAAGACTTTTTGCTAGTGATATAGTAATAAGAAACGTAGGAGGAGATGAACTGAAAGTAGCTGATGTTAATCAAATACAGACTACAGGAAGATATGAAACAAACTCTTTAATAGACAGGTTCACTAGACTCTACCTTTATAATAATAAAAACATATTTAATCCTAATCTGAACTATCAGACATTAAGGATACAACTTTATTCTGATTATGAAGCAATGGATTCAGATCCAATATTAGCTTCAGCATTAGATATAGTAGCTGATGAAGCAACTGTAAAGAATGATCAAAACGAAATACTTTCAGTAAAATCTTCAGATGAGAATATACAGAGAGTACTTTATAATTTATTTTATGATGTACTAAACATCGAGTTTAACTTATGGTCATGGACTAGGAACATGTGTAAGTACGGAGACTTTTTCCTAAAGCTAGAAGTAGCAGAGAAGTTCGGAGTTTACAATGTTTTACCTTATACAGTTTATCATATGGTAAGAAGAGAAGGAGAAGATCCTGATAACCCATCTAAAGTTATTTTCCAACTTGATCCTGATGGTATAGCAGCTTCACAACATCCTAACTACTTACCTAAACGAAAAGGAGAGAGCAGAGTAGTAGAGTTTGATAACTATGAGATAGCCCATTTTAGATTAATATCAGATACTAACTACCTACCTTACGGCCGTTCTTATTTAGAACCAGGTAGAAAAATATATAAACAAGTTACATTAATGGAAGATGCGATGTTAATACATCGTATAATGAGAGCACCAGAAAAGAGAATGTTCTATATTAATGTAGGAGCTATTCCACCTCAAGAGGTTGAACAGTTTATGCAAAAGACTATCAATCAAATGAAAAAAACTCCTTATGTAGGAGAAGATGGTCAATATAACTTAAGATTTAATCTACAGAATCAAATGGAAGATTTCTACCTTCCAGTAAGAGGAGGAGATACATCAACTAGAATAGAGACTACGAAGGGATTAGAATATGATGGTGTAACTGACGTTCAATACTTACAGTCTAAGTTATTTGCTGCATTAAAGATACCAAAAGCATATTTCGGTTATGAAGGAGATTTACAAGGTAAAGCTACATTGGCAGCAGAGGATATTAGATTTGCCAGAACAGTAGAAAGAATACAAAAAATAATGGAATCAGAGTTAACTAAAATAGCTTTGGTACATTTATACACGCAAGGATTTACAGGAGAAAGTCTAACAAACTTTGAGATAAAGTTAACCACTCCTTCAATAGTATTTGAACAAGAGAAGGTTGCATTACTTAAGGAAAAAGTTGATTTAGCAGCTCAAATGAAAGATTCTAAGATGTTTTCATCTGATTACATCTATGAAAAAATATTTGATATGTCGGAAGATCAATATATGACAGAAAGAGAACTTGTAAGAGAGGATAGTAAGACAGCATTTAGAATAGCACAGATTGAAAACGAAGGTAACGATCCTGCTAAGTCTGGAACTACTTACGGTACTCCTCACGATTTAGCATCTATGTACGGTAGACGTTCAGTATCAACACCAAAAGGAGGCTCTCCTGGAGAGTTACCACAAGGTTACTCAGAAACAGAACCTAAATGGGGAGAACCAGGACCAGAAGGTGGAAGACCTAAAGAAAAGGCTTCTATATATGGAACTAATGATAACCCACTAGGAGGTCGGGATCCTTTAGGAGTAGATGGCATGCATGGAGGGTTTCCATCAGATAATGAAAACGTAATGGAAAACCTTTCTACTCAAGCTGTTTACCATAAAAACAAAGAAGCATTAAAGAATATTGTATTTAAAGAAGAGACTAAGTCAGAACCTGATCTTCTCAAAGAAGACAACATTAAAGATTTAGGTAAATAATACATATTTATATATAGTAAACGTGTATAATGAAGATAAAACATTCAAAATTCCGTAATACCGGTTTAATCTTTGAATTGCTTGTAAAGCAAATCACTGCTGACACCCTAAACAATAGCGATTCAGCCGCTGTTTCTATACTACAAAAGTTTTTTGGTAACTCAAGTTCTCTTTCCAAAGAGTATAAATTATATGAGTTTATCACTAAAAATAGAAACGTAAATCAATCTAAAGCTGAAGCTATAGTTTCAACTATTACAGAAGTATCAAGAAAACTAGATCAAAAATCTCTTAAGAGTCAAAAATATAGTCTTATATCAGAAATAAAAAAACACTATAATATTGACGAGTTTTTTGGTATGCAAGTTAGAGATTATAAACCTCTAGCTGCTTTATATTGTCTATTAGAGGCTCAAAATAATGATAATCTTATTAATCCTCAATCATTAATAGATAATAAAACAACAATATTAGAGCACTTAACCTCTGCTGAACAAAACGAGGAGAAAGTAAAAGATACTCTTATCGAAGAATATTCTAAATATGACAAAGATCTTAAACTTTTAACATTTAAGATATTATTAGAAAAGTTCAATAAGAAATATAAAAACTTACTTCCTGAACAAAAAAATATTTTAAAAGAGTTTATTACTTCAGTTAACTCACAAACACGTTTACGAAATTTAGTTAATGAAGAAATGAATAAAATAGCTTCTGCTGTTAGAAACTTATCTTCAAGAGTTAAAGACGAAGTAGTAAAAATAAAACTAGATGAAGTTGCAAAATCTATTAAACCTTTATCAAATAAGGATAAGATTAAAGACAGTCATTTAGTTAACTTAATGCAATATTACGATTTAGTCAATGAGTTAAAATCTCTGTAATGAAAAAATCAGAGTTAGTCTCATTAGTTAGAGAAGTAATGAAAGAGTTAGATGAAGCTAATACTACTAACGTAGGAGGAGCATCATTTACCCCAGGAGCAGGTGCTCAATATGCTACCCCCTTTGCATTTGGAAAGGGAAAAAGAGCAAAAAAGACATTAAATAAATTAGGCTGGAAGAAGCAAGAACGCCCAAAACGGCCATCACATACTAAAGGATTTGACTACTTATAAGATATGAGACAAGTAACCGCAACAGAAAAATATAACGCCGTATTAGAAGGTAATATGGCTAAAAAAGAGTTTGTACGTCAGATGAGACAGAAGTTTCCTATGTACGTCTCTCAATATAATGGATTCGACGATACAGTTCAAATCCTTAAGAACAAGCAAATGATCTTCGAAGCTGCTAAACCTGCCTTCTCAGGTGTAAAAGTATACGACGATAGACCAGCTTTAACATATTCTTTAGATGCTTTAGATAGAGCAATAAGAATAGAACTTGATGTTCTAGGACTAGACCCAGCATCTGATGTTATCAGAAAAGATGATTTAGATAAAGCTACTTCAAAAGCTAAAGGTAATCTAGAAAAAGATTGCAATCATTATATTAACTTGATGGCAGGAGAATCTAAAAAAGTCGATAAACAAGATAAAGAAAGAGAAGTAAAAAGAGGAGCTAAGGATATTGATGTACTAAATGGAATGAAAAAAGCTACTCTTAAAGAAGAAGTAGAAGTACAAGAAGAAGAGTTTGAAATGTCTGAAGATGCTAAAAAAGCTATGCTTGGTAAAGTAGTCGGAGCATTAAGAACTAACTACCCAGACATTACAGCAGGTATATTAAAAGACTTCATAAAGACTCATTATCAAGACCTATTAGATGGAGCAGATATAGAAGACGAGTTTAGAGAGTATATTTCTGTAAACTACGAAGGTCCTTCTGATATGGGTGAAAAGAAAGGAACTGATCATGACGGAGATGGAGACATCGATTCTGATGATTATATGGCTGCTAAAGATAAAGCTATCAAAAAAGCAATGGGTAAAGACGAAGGCTATGCAATGAAAAGAATGCAACGAGCTCATACCCAAGATAGATTAGCTGGTAAAAAATCTACTTACGATATAGCTAAAGAAAAACAAGCAGAAAAAGAAAAGCAGTTAAAAGAAGCTATTAAGTCTATTATAAAGAAGACGTTAAACGAAGACGTTATTAACGAAGCAGCTACTGGTAGACTATCTCAAAAGATGGAAGACTTCGGAGGATACTCAGGAGCCCAAAATGTTATTAACTCATTGGAAAATATCGTTACTGAAGTAGAATCTTTTTACGGTAAGGTAAGAGATAAGATTCAAAAAGTTTACGATGATATGGACGGTATAGAGAATGATGAGGGATTAAAGATAGGACCATTTATAGGACCTTCTATTGAAGCAGCTTTTCTACAAGACTTACGTCCTGTAACTAAAAAAGGATTTACTAAAGATCTTCAACTACCTAAAACTAAACAAATAGATCCAGCTATGGTAGCTCAAGCAAGAGCCGGTGGTGAGATCGATGAAACTCCTGAAGATCCTAAAGCAACAATATTTACACCAAACTTTTAAGATATGGCTGAATTATTAGTAAACGTTACGCCATTTAGATCAACCCTGAGAGAATCCAAAACTAGACCTGGAGTATTCGAGGTTGAAGGAATAATGCAAAGAGCTACTGCCGAAAACCAAAATGGTAGAGTCTATGCAAAACCTATCCTAGAAAGAGAAACTAAGAAATATATGGAAGAGTTCGTAAAGAATGGTAATGCATTCGGAGAACTAGACCACCCAGATAAACCTGTAGTTGAACTTAAAAATGCATCTCATGTAGTAAAAGATCTTTGG